GACTGCAACGCTTCCTGAACAACATCAGGATTGTCCACAGCTAAACTAGATGTGATTTTATTAAGGACTCGGCTAACAACAGCTTCTCTAAAAGCTTTGACTGCTGGGTCATAGAACGCGCCAATATCACGATGCTTGGCGGCATAACCACGAGCAGGTTTTAAAATCTCCAGCTCTATTTGTTTTATATCAACGGGAATGCCACTTGCAGTAAGTTTGCTAATTTGATCGTCAACAATGCTCTGTATGTTTCTGACATATTCATCATTAGCAAGCTTGTCGGTTACTTTGATTTGAGACGCAATGATGTCTTGCGCCTTTTCATAAACCGAAGCCCCACGCATAGCTACGTTCGCACGGAACTTTAGACCGACTTCTGGACTCATGGAGGACACAGCAGGAACAGCGCCATCAACCAAGTCACGAGTCGCAACTATCGCTGCTTCTGGGCTTACGTTCCCAACCTCCATTTGCTTTTTAAGCAAGTCAAACTTATTCTCAAGGCTAACCTGCAACTCAGAACTAAGCTGAGAAGCTTGTGCTGCCATAAAGGTTTCTTTGAAGATTCTGCCTTGGCCGCTGAAATACTTTTCAAGCTCAACCGGGTCTTTACGAATACGCTCCCATTGCTCGACAGTCAGCCGTTTATCAATGGCGTACTGCATCGCCTCTTTTTGGATGACAGACTCTTGCTCTTTAGCTAGGCTCATCGCCATACGATCAAGAGCATCGCCAATGTTGCCGATGCTTCTGGCTGACACAAGCGATGACTCAAAGCGATACGATGGTGCTGGCGCAGGCGCTACCAGTTGTATCTCAGATCGCTGTGGTTTTGGTAATTCAGCCATTTTATTTACCTATTAAACGCAACTGATTCGCCGGGCCTTGCCAATGTTGCTGGTCGTGTTGTGGACAACGATGAGGGTAGCGGATTTCTCCATTCAAGTTCTGCCGGTGTGTCTGCCGGGGTTTGCAATTCCTTGCCAAACTTGTAGCCTTGATATGCAGACAATCCAGCTTCCAAGATAGAACCCATCAGCGCATCCTTGCCTGCTTGACGATAAAGCTTGCCCTGAACCTCACCAGCAAGTTGTGCCTCAAGGCCAGCATTCAAAGATTGAACAGCATTCTCACGAGCAATGTCGAACTCTCTACCAGACAAAATACCCTGTTGGAACATAATCTCAGCAGGCGAACCTTCAAATGCCTGAACACCACCAGCGGCAGCACGAGCATTTACAGCAGCATAAAATTTACGCTGGTTTTGTAAGATACTTAATGCTTGATTATTTGCATTAATAGCACCAACTCTGCCACGCAGTGCCTCACGCTGACCCTGAAGTCGCGCCTGCTCTGCCTGCATGTTGTACATTTTTTGTTGCTGGACACCGCTATAAATCTTTGATCCAGCAGCAGCAATGGCAAATACGACTGGTAATGACATTATGTCCCCGCGTAAGTAGCTACTTTATATTCCAAACCCAAGAGTGTCATCTTCAATGGCAGCGTCTGGGTGACATCGACATAAGCTTCCTTAGTATAACCAAGCATTGCCTCAAGCTCTTTAATGCCAGTATATGTCGGCTCTGGCTGGTCAAGGATATCCTCGCCAAATTTTTTAAAAGTTACTAACTTGTCGTTAATAACAAAGTGCTGCGTTTGATACACAATGGCATTGACTTCGACAATCCGCTTCCTAAAGGATGTACGGATGCCAGCCGTTGTTTTTACCTCAACAGGCATTGTTTTAATACGAACAGATATCGGCAATCCAACTTCGTAAGAAGCAGCAGCGGCACGTTCAAACGTCACAGACCCGCTTGCAACAACCTCATTTTCAAGCACAACACCATCTGCTATGACATTAACAGTCTTGCCATTAAGCGGAAGACCTGAAGCAGAAGCAGCAGCCCCACCAGTCTTATGACAATCTGTAAACGTGCCGTCGCTAAATAACTCAACAAAATAGCGATTCGTGCCACTAATATTCCTTTTTACTAACGCATAAATGTCTGTTACATCAACGCCAACTTCTTCAAATGTGCCATCAGTAATAAACTCTGATGCAGCTACAATTTGCTGAGAACGAAGTACGGTATAAACCGCCATTGTTCCATCAGTTGTATTAGGGATCAACAGTAAATCGCCCTCATCTGTCGAGGTGGCTTTCCGTAATGCCAGACGCTTTGGCCCCTTCATTAGATGCGATGACAATAGCGATACGCGCTGCGTCATGTAGGTGGCTTCAGTGTCGGTATAGATAAACTCGTTGACACTCTTTCCTTGACGCTGAAGATAAATAGTGCCGCCATCAAGCTGCTGGACACGCACACCTTCTTTTGATCCGTTCTTGCTTGCCGCTTTGACAAAAAAGTTGGTTGGCGTAATTGGGTCTAAGCCTGACTGCGGAACATAGAACTCAGCGCCAGTAGTAAATATTTGCAGATCACGAGCAGAAATAATATCAACAATGGTATTAAGCTGATTCGTGTCCAAAGTGGCTTCAAGCGCATCGTCTTCATATCCACTGTCCGGTCTAAAGTCAAAGAACAAGCCGACCTTGCTACCCCATACCGTTGAGACGCGGTTCTTGGAGCCACCAAAGAACAGCCTGCCTTCGTGAAAAGTTACTGTCCGAGGCCAACCCTTAGTCGATGACCAAACTGCCTCATAGCCTCCCTCAACTTCCCAAGAGCCACTGGCAATCGCATTGGTGTCAAAGAACGGTATCTCAGTGATTCCCCGTACCACAGTGCCAGAATCATAAGCCGTTATCCTCATCCTGCCTTGTGGCGTTGCATTGATGTACTGGCCTACACTACCCGACGTAAATACCGAAGAAGATGCTGTAACCTTAACTGTGCCAGAAGTCTTATCAGGCGTAAGCGTCGCAGAGGGGTTCGTAAAAGTCTGCGTAAACGCATAGTATGGTATTGAGTCAAACGTAATAGCAGAGATTGTCCATGAGGCATCTGTACCCCCTCGAACCAGTTTTACAGGATTAAAGTCTGGGTGAACAATAATCATTGTGTCAGCGGACTGGGTATAGCAGATCGTATTTAAACGAGAGCCAGTCAGTCCAACAGAACTTGTATCAAGGTAACTGTTGCCGCTACCATTAATATTAGTAATTAGTGTGCCATCCTTAAACACAGCCATCTGGTTATTGGTAAACACCAGCATGTAGCTGTCAGTCACGCTAAATTCAAATGGAACTAATCTTGCGCCAGAAGAAGCATTAGCAATCTCTGCAAGATACTTCAATCCCGGTCTACGCTTAACGCCACCTTGTGGCTGGACAATAACATTCGTCAACTTCTCACAAGCATTCTCATATTGCTTTAAATCAATACGCGCACGGAGAAGCGGGTCAATCTCGCCCGATGTAAAGTTAGTCTGGATGTTGATGAAGCGAGTCATCAGTACCTCACAGCGATCAGGCTGTAATCTTCAATCGACTGTGGCGGTGTGCCTTGGCCGTCAATGTTTGCTGCAATACGGAAATAACCGCCACGACCATTGTCGCCGGGAGTACCAACAGCAACTACCTGCCAATACTGCGCTTTAGAAACCTGATCCGTCAGCGGCTCTGCCAAATGCCATGCCATCATGTACTTCAGAAGCTGAACAAAGTACACCGGCATCTTGTTTTCAGGAACAGAGAACTGGTAATCAATAACGATAGTTGGTGAATTAGTCAGCAACTTGTCTTCGTAAATCTCCCACTCGGTAAATGGGCGCTCACCAACAGCGGTGCTAGTAAATGCAGCACGAGGAGGACCAATACGGTCAGCAGGAAGTTGGTATGCGTAACGCCATTCGTTGATTGGCGTAGTAATGATCTGGGACAGCGAAACTTTCTTGAACGAGAATGCCCAAGGATACTGCTGAATTGTCGCGTCACGGATGTTTGGGTACAGCCGATCACAGATATTGGCGGCATCAGTACCTTCGGAAAAAGACGAGATTGGCTTTGCGCCTAGTATCAACAAGGCATCAGAACAAATCCGAATAGAGGTATCACCGGCTGCCATCGTGAATCCTTAATGTAAGAAAGGGCTGACCTCCCAAATGAGAAGCCAGCCCCAGAACAACGCTAAACCGATTTAGTCGGAGTCAGTAGCAGTGACAGTCAGACCATCAGTTACGTCTACCACTGTACCGGAGTTGGCGTTCACCCAGACGATAGACATCGCCGCAGTGCCACCAGTGCTGGTGTGGCAGAAAATGATGTCGCCGACTTTGACCAACGATGCGATGCTATTGAAATAGCCCGCAGTGTTGACATCGCCGATTGCATCGGTGGTTGTGTATGTCCACATCTGTGGAGCATTGCCAGCTTTAGACTGAGCGCCAGCAGAATTAAGACCAGTTGAACTAAATGCCATGATTATTCTCCTTTAAGCGCCGTTTTCATCGCAGGTGATTTCCACGATGCCTTCAGCGTCGATAGCCACAGCACCAGCCGAGAACATTGAAGCAACCAGATACGAGGTTTTCTCAGCGATGTAGTCGATACGAGTGGTCAAACCCATACCTTCGGCCATACCAACTGCCTGCTTGTGGAACGCATAAACCTTACGGTCACCAGAAGACAATGGCAGACCACCCTCAGAACGGTCACCAATGGTGATGAACTTGAAGCCCAGATAGGTATCAAGCTGACCAGCCACCAGAGCCTTGACAGTGTTGAAGTCCGAAGACTTAACTTCTGTCTCGTCCAACAGGGATGCGAGGTTGTTTGCATGGATGACCACAAAACGATCCGTTGGAGGAACATTGTAAGCATCCAGTTGCTTCTTGGCAGACAACAGCTTGTCCAGATTCAGGTTGGTGTTTGCACCACCGACGCTGGAGGCAACTGTCAGCGAAGTGCTGGAGTTGGTCAGTGCGTCAATAATCATCTGATCTTGACGACGAGCGATAGACTTCGAGACGACTTGGACGAGTTCTTGACGCTCATCAAAGTTAATCTTAGCCTGATTAAAGATGTCCGAATATTCAGCAGCGATGTAGTCGCTCAGAGTTACGGTCACCTGTGAGTAAGAAACATTCAGAGGAGTTACATCAGTCTGCGGAACGCGAACTGTTGCGACACCCTTGCCGATTTTGGGGAACTTGTGGGTTGCAGCCTCTACACCTGTGCGGAGCCGGACGGTGTTACGCAGGGCGCTTTCGCCTTGATAAGCCTGCTTAACTTCGGCATCGAACAGGGTAACAAAGGCATTAGATACTGAAATTGCCATTTTATTACCTCGTCAAAAAGTTGAAAAAACACTCTTTGCCTTGGTTATCCAGAATTACTGGGCCGCGACTTGCGTTTACGCCACGCCTTGCGAGGAGATTCACTCCTATAAAGGGCCGCGAAGGTTGTCCTTGAAGCAAGCTTATACACTATCTTTTTGATATGTGCAATAAAAAACCCCCGGACCAGCCGGGGGAAACTCCGTGGAGGAGTGGAGACTTCTATTGAGACGGAAATGCTTGTTGGAACAACTTTTCCACTTTCCTGCGGTAGGCTGGGTCGGTCTTATATTCCGGTTTGCCTACCATCTCATACAGTTCATCTTTACTTGGCAAGCCCTGCATTGGTACGGATTCCGTAGGAATGCGACCTTCATAGGTTTCCCTGAGTTTTGTCAGCGCTCGGATGCCATTAGCTGTGCCACCCCAGTTCTTAAACTCCTCAAAGTCATCGGCTCCCCAGATACCCTTTTGTACCAGACCTCTAGCCCATTGAACATGGCCTTTAATAATCTGTTCAGCATTCGGACCCAAGGCAGCACGTTCTTTCTCTGCCGACTGCTGGGAGACTTGTGCCTGCGCCCCCATGATCTCAGAGAATTGACCGGCCATTTCGTCAAATGCCTCCTGACTCAGGCCATACTTCGCAGCCCAACCAACATATGCCGTAGCCAGAGGGTCACCAGAGATGTCTTCGCCAAGGGCAGACGTATCGTATTTCCCACCTTCCGGTGGCTTGTGCTTTCCAGAACGAAATTTCTTCTCAAGTTCTGTATATGATTTGGCAATTTCTTCGAGCAAAGGTTCATTGCCATCTTTGTTCCAGAACTTCTCAGGCCAATAATCAGGACGTTCTAATGGGTCATCATCTGCCGCCGCTGCTTGATTAGCTGGTTGTTCCAGATGTGGGATTTCTGCACCAGCATCGGAGGTTGTCTCCTCAGATGGTAAGTCAGCAGACTCTCCATCTAGAAGGCCACCGGATTCTGTGGTGTCTGTCATTGGATTGCTCTCCTTATACGCGCTTCAAGATCGCGGACAACGGCGTTCTGGCCTTCACGCCAATAGCCATAACTGTTATCCGCACCGGGTTGCC